GAATCGGGTCGAGTGCGGCTTCGGCAAGACCCACCGCGTTCGAGTTCAGGACGCGTTCATGACGGTGCAGCTATGAACAAGCCAATTGTCGAATACGTAGGCGAGGCCACGCGGTTCGTGGGCCACGCGTTGCTGGTGCCTACCAATCACCCCAATCCTGCGGGCTTGGTGAGCAACGCCCAGGAAGTGATTACGTCCAAGGTGCTGTCGTGGGATGGTGACGGACGTATCGAGACGGAGAACACGATCTACGTTCGTGCGGGCTATGCACTGGAGGGTAACCGCGATGTTTAGCGTCGAAGTCAAGATCAACGGGGCTGTCATCGTGTCCGTTGTGGGCCAGAACATGGGCTACACGGACTCTGTCGAGGGCTTGCCGCACGATACGTGCGACTACAAGTGGGCTGCTGTGGAGTACGACGCGGCCACGCTGGAGCCGAGCACGGCCACTGGCTGGCTTAAGCACCGCCGCTCGGCGGGCATCGTGCCTCTGGTGCAGGACGTGCTGGCGGCGTACCGCAAGGCGGAAAAGGAATGAGTCTGCCGACCGATGACACCGAACGCAAGCGCATGCAGATGTGGACGTTCTTGACCGAGTACTTCCCTGATGCGTTCGAGGAAGTGGTCAAGGTAGCCGTAGCCGGCAACGAGCAGCATAACCCAGGCGAGAAGCTGCACTGGGCTCGCGGCAAGTCCATGAACCAGATGGACACGGCTTTCCGGCACCAGTGGGACTACGCTCGCGGTGTCCACAAGGACACGGACGGCATGTACCATCTGGCTAAAGCCATCTGGCGACTGCAGGCGGAACTGCAGCTGCTGATCGAGCAGGAAAGGTCGCCTACTCCACAAACGCCAAGCCCGCAGCTAACTGGTAACCCCGCCTACTGGCTAGCCTGGTGGCCCGCCGCCGTACCTGTAGCATGCAGCACCACTAAGGGAGACCCGAGTGCGCAGACATCTAATCATTCCGGACACGCAGATTCGGCCGGGAGTAAGCTCGGACCATCTCACCTGGGCCGCTTACGCTATAGTTGACTACAAGCCGGACGTGGTCATCCATCTGGGCGACCACTGGGACTTCCCTAGCATGAGTTCGCACAGCGCTCCGGGCTCGCTGGAACTGGAGACGCAGCGGTACGAAGACGATCTGCTGGCAGGAGACGTCGGCTTTGCCCAACTGTCTGCCCCTATGGAGGCCGAGGAAGCGCGACTTGCCCGTAACAAGAAGAAGGGCTGGAAGCCGCGCAAGGTCTTCCTTAAGGGTAATCACGAAACTCGGCCCGACCGAGTTGCGGCGCAGTCTCCTAAGCTACAGGGCGTGCTAGGCTCGCACCAGTGCGACACGCGGGACTGGGAAGTCCATGAGTTCTTGAAGGTAGTGCAGATTGATGGAATACGGTACTCTCATTACTTTCAGAACGTCAACAGCAGCAAGGGCATTGGTGGAAGTATCGACAACCGGCTCAACCGGATTGGAGAGTCTTTCGTGCAAGGTCACGAGCAGGGATTCCTATACGGTAACCGCACGTTTCCTACCGGCAAGGTTAAGCATGGCCTCGTGGCCGGGAGCTACTATCTGCACGATGAGGCGTACAAGGGAGCCCAGGGTAACGGTCACTGGCGAGGCATCGTCGTGCTGAACGAGGTTCAGGACGGCAACTACGACGTCATGCCTTTGTCTATCGACTACATGAGAAGGAAGTACGGCTAATGGCAATCGAATCCAGCGACATCACCGACAAGCACATCATCGAGAACACGAAGGTTGAGTCTGTGACCGGCAAGGGCTTCCGCTTCGTGTACGCCCTGCCGCATGATGACAAGACCGTAGTGTCGGACTACGCACCGCAGGTGCTCGATCTGCAGAAGGGCATGATGGCCTGGACTGCTGCGTGCCGTGATGCACACGTTGCGAACGTCGAAGACAAGCAGCTGCGCACCAAGCGCGCCGCTATCGAGCGTATGGCGGAGGAGCGGGCTGCAGCAGCGAACACGGCCGCAGTGTACGCGCCTGAGCGCGCCATAGATACTCCGGCGCAGTACGAGCACCGAGGCGAGGCGTACATGACGCAGGACCCTGACGAGCACGTCAATGCCCAGATTGCGCTGCTGCGCAAGGAGTTCGACCACTGGTCTGCGGTAGCCAGTGACGCTGCGGCGAAGCGCCAGACGTGCGAGCGTAAGCTGGTTAAGTGGGAAGCCATGGCGGCTGCTATGGCGGAGGCGTAGGCAATAAAAAGCCCCTGCCGCAGAGTTACCCACGGCAAGGGCTGAATCTCACAGTAGCCGCTGTGAGTCGGGGAGAGACATGGCCCGCCTAGTGCGGGCCTTTTCTTTTCTAGGCTTTGGTGTCAAGCCACTTCTAGGTTATTCCGCCACCGCTGTTCCACAGGCGCAGCGACCGACACAGGCTCACGTCAACCAGCTGCACGCGCAGAATCTCTACGCCGTAGCGCCAGGCCTGCTTGCGCGCAACCTTAGTCAGGCTGTCCATGAACTCGTCCGTGTGCAGCGACGAGTAGCTGGCTGTAGCCACGCCAGACGCGATAGCTGCGTAAGTCGAGTCGCGCAGCGCATGGTCCACGCCCTCGACGTTCAGCAGCGCCTTTTCGATGTCGCTGATGCGCGCAGTGATGACTCCTGACACCACGACGTTGCGCTCGTCCTTGGTTGTCAGCGATTGCGCATCCAGCTTGACTGTGCGCGGCACCACGTTGTCCGTCAAGACCGAGTCGATGCCGAACGGCAGTATCCAGTGGAAGCCTGGCGTGATGGTGCGGTCGAACCTGCCTAGTCGCAGCACGACCCCCTGCTCGTAGTGGTCAATGACTTCCCAAAAACGGAACAGGTCCAGAACGCCAAGGACAAAGTCAATCAGCCGGTCTAGCACGAGGCTAGGTGTCCGACTGCGTTCTGCGCCACCATCTGATGCCGTACGTCGCCATGAACACCGACATAGAGCCGATGACGTACCACGTCGGCGTCTTGGCTAGGGCGTCGAAGCCCGCAGCCACGTATGGTGCCGCCTGCGGCACGAAGCACAGCACGAACGGCGTCGAGAACATGATAAGGACAAACTCGTCCTTCCATCCTCCAGAATGCGCCTTTAGGCTCTCTAGCTCCCAGGTAGCGTCTGCGTGCAGACCTTCCTTGATTAGCTCGATCTGTCGCTCAACCTGCGCGGCCTTGATGGCACGCTCCTGCTGGCGGTCCTGTGCCTTGATTTCCTGTCTGCGAATGAAGTAGTCCGAGACAGGCTTAGCTGCCCCTGCTACCAAGTCTTTGAAGAAGCCCATTGATCCACTCCTTGATGGCCGCGATTAGGCGACCGAAAGGTCCAAAGGGCGGTTCGGCACACGACCAAGCACCAGCGTAGCCGGGTTGCTCCAATCGGACGCGTAGTCGTCGCTGTTAACCGTGCGCAGCCGCAGGGTGTACGTACCTGGCGCAAGGCCAAGTGACGCGATAGGGAACGTGTACTGGCGGTCTTCGTCCCACGCGGCAGGGATAGCTACGGCACCAGCGCCGTTAACCTCTAGCTCGTAGCCGCCGAACTGCGCCTGTGTAAACGGCGTGCCGTCGACGTTGTCTACCGGCTGACGCCATGTTAGGTTCTGTGGATTTGCAGGCATGTATCTCTCCTAGTCCTTCGGCCACTGGCCGGTTTCCATCATAAGAGCAAGGCGCGTGGCGCGTCTGCCTACCTGCCTTGCCCACAAAGTCTTGCGCATGTTGGCCGCAGCTGCGGTGTACTGGCCGGTCTTCACCTGGTTCACGAAGATAGGCCAGTCCTTGAAGCCGTCACCGTCAAACGGCTCGATGCCCAGGTTGAACGTCATGTCTACCATGACGGCGTGACGCACCTGGTCCAGCTGCGCTACCCACGGAATGGCCTGCACAAGCGCCCGCTCGTGTACGAGTAGGTCGTACTCGAACAGCGCGTCAATGATGTGCGCCGGCAGCTTACCGCCCTTGCGCTTATCAATCAGGTGGCCGATGCCGATGGTCCACCAGCCCAGGCTGTCCTGGTACGCGTGTTCCACACGGCCCTCGTGCAACGTCAATAGCTTTCGGAGGTTGTTAATCACTTCGGCGTTTCCTCGTCGGGTGGGTAATTATCCTGGAGGTACTCCGCAAGGGCAAGACGAGCACCGTCCTGCTCCAGGCGGCTAAACGTACCTGCGCGGGTGTTGACGTACGTAGTCAGCTTGGCGTAGGCTTCTGGGTCAGTCAAGAACTCGCTGCTCTTGTTGCCAGTTAGAATACGCCCGATGTTGCGAGCGAAGAACGTAGGGCTCAGGGACACGGCCACACCAGCCACGTCGTCCAGCCCGACCGGCGCTCGCGCCTTTCCGGCGTTAGGCTCGGCCACGTTCTTTAGGATCGTCAGAGCACGCTTAATGCCATTCAAGCGGTTCTGCTCACCAGGAGTGAACAGGTTAAGCCCTCGGATGGCGTTGCCTTCCTTCGGCGCGGTCAGCGCGTTGGCAAACTTCTCCAAGTCGATCTGCGCTTCGGACGCTGGGCCAATCGTGCCTGCGCGGCGCACAGCCGAGTCTACCAGGCTCTGCCGCATCTGCAGCAGGGTTTCTGGCGAATTGCGTACCATCCACTTGCGCACTTCGTTCTGGCGCACTGGCTCCAGGCCAGCAAACGCGTCAAGCATGGCCTGCGGCTCTACAGGAGCCGCGTCTACCGTAGGCGACAAGCCCAGCATGCGGTAAGTGACAGAGTCCTGCAGGCCTACGATTAGCGCGCTTCCGCGAGCGTAGTCGTCGCGCATCTTGAGAACAGCGTCGGCAGCTTCCTTAGAGTACATCTGAGGATCGACCGCTTCCAGGTCCTTGTAGATCGCGTCCTTGAGACGGCTACCTAGGGCTACCTGCTGCGGGTCGCCGCTGCCTGTCAGCTTGTTGATGCCGATTAGCAAGTCAGCCGCGTCCGTAACGCGCATAGGGCCGGCCTTACCAGTTACGCCCTCCAGCGTAGCCGCTACGCGGCGAGGCAGGATGTCTCTAGTGATGTTGCGCAGAGGGTTACGCGCATCGCTGATGATGGCAGCTGCGGTTCTGCGGAAGTTGCCGGCAGGCAGCAGGTTGTACCCTGTGCCCTGCCCGGCCTTTAGCTTAAGCTGGTTAGCACCATCGACCCATATCTGGTTACGCGCCTGGCGCAGACCGGAAATGTTGCCTTCCATCTTGCTGCGGGCAGCAAGGAACGCACCGTCCAGGCTGGACGACGGTGATAGCGCAGGCTGTCTAAGAAGCTCCGCTGTTCGCGTTACGATGCCTTCGGCCTGCTTGGCGTAGAATTCCTGTAGCTGTGAGTCGAAGCCCTGCGACTCCAGGGCGCGAATGAACGGGATGCCAGTGCGCTGTCCAAGGGACACGAAGAACGGGCCAATCTCCGCCACAGCCTGCTGGTACGCGGCTTCCGCACGCGATCCTTCTGTGATCGTCTTGACGCTCTGAACTACCTTGTTGGCTCCGGCCGGCAGCGCGGCCGACGCCGCAGTAACACCAGCCGTCAGGCCAGTGGCTCCCAGCACGTCGTCTAGACGCGAACCGTCAGCGTCAAACTGCAGCGAGGCTTCGCCCGCAGCTAGCACGGAGTTCTTAAGGACGGCACCGCCCATAGTCTCGGCGCGAGCCATAGGCCCCACAAGGCCAGCCGCCGCCCATGGGGCAGCGCTGAACACAGCCGCAGCGCCGTCGCGCAGCTTGGTAGGTACGCCAGCCTGGGCAGCAAGCTCCTTAGCTACAGTGCGGCGCTCTAGCTCCGCAATAGTGGCACGGCGACCTCGGCTGTTGGCCGGGTCGACAGGCGTGCGCGGGCTATTCACGGCCGGCGTGCCGTAGACGAACTCTGTGAACACGTCAGCAAAGTTGCCGGCTGCTTGCTTGGCAGCGCCGATTCCTCGCTGCAAGGCTTCTCCGGCACCAGCCGCAATGCCACGGGCTGTGTCCATGTCGATAGTGCCGGTCATTTCGCCAGCACCACCTACCACGGGCTCTTGAGGACGCGCTGGCTCACGACGAGCGTACTGCTCGGCTACCATGTCCGCGACTTCCTCAATCTGCGCCTGCGTTGCACCGTCGTCGACGGTTACGCGCTTAGGCCCCTGCGCTGTCTGTACTGTGATAGTCGGCACCCGTTACTCTCCTTCAACGGTGAACTTCACGCCACTCTTTGTCTGCTTCGTGCCTACCCGGCTGCGTGCCGGCTGGCCGTCACGGCCTGTCGTTCCGTACATATTCATCATGACGGCGTCGACTTCTTCTTCTGACACGTTGCCGAACTGGTCCAGGCTAAACTTGTCCCAGCTGTCGCGTCCCTCGATCTTGTCGCCAAAGCCGTTGCCAAGCACCCACGAAGCGCGCTTGCGCGCACCTAGAAGGTCCTTAAGCACGGCGCGGGACTTCGAGATATACTGCACCGGGCTGTCGTCAGCCGTAGGCGCTGTCGACATGATTCGCGCAGCTTCCGCGTTGGACATCGCGGCACCAGTGATCTGCTTGATAAGCGCGTTCAGCTGGGCTGTGGTGTCTCGCTTCCACGCCGTGTACTTGCCCAGTGTTCGCACCTGGGATTCGTTTAGCACGCCAGGGGCTAGGCGGTCTAGCTTGCCCGATGCAAACAGCAGCGCCTGCGTAGGCAGAGTCGAGAACGACGGGTCATAGTTGCTGGCAGCGGAGCCCATAGCAGCGATGTTGCTGTCAACACCGATAAGCGCAGTCTCAAGGTCCTGAGCAACCTTCTTGGTTGTGCCGTAGATGGCTCCGGCTTCCGCTTCCGTAGACGCGTCATCCTTAGTCCATCCGGCTGCTGCAAGCTGCTGCTGGGTTTCCGTGTCTGTCTTTAGGACTTCGCGCTTTGCCGAGCCCTTGAACCAAGTAGAACTGTCGTTCACGTCCTGCGCAAGCTTAACGCCGCGAGCAGCCTGGTCAGTCTGGAACGTCGCCTCTGCTCGGCTTTCCTCAGCAAGCAGCTTGTTGCGCTCGACGCGCTGCGCTTCCAGCTGCACGAGGCGCTGGCGAACCTGGTCGGCTACGTCAGGCGACAAGTCCTCGACGCTGTCGCGCACGCTCTTAAGCCGCAGCATTTCGGACTCTAGCTCGTCGGCACCTTCCGGCGCTTCCGCGATAGCTCGCGCAATGTTGTCCTGGGTCTTCTGCGCACGGCGCACTTCTGGGTTGCCGAACAGCGAATCCAGGGCGTTGCCCAGAATGGCGTTCTGAATAAGAAGCGGCTGCTGGCTGGCAAACTGCTGCATGCGCTGCTGGCGCACCTGCTGCTGCACTTCCTGCGGCGTAGGGATGTTGAACCCTGCTACGTTAGCCATGGCTTATAGCCCTCCGATACGCGGCGCTGGTACGTTGCCCAGCAAGCTGCCTGTCACGTCCTGCATCAGCGGTGTAGACTGACGAGGGGCAAACAGGTCACGCAACGCGCCTACGTAGCCGCCCTGAGGGGCGAACTGCTGCGCGATCTGCCCAAGAGCCTGCGCACCGCCGTACCCGGCTGCGCCGAAGTTAGGGTTGTTCACGATGTTGCCCAGCGTGCCGCCCGCACCAAGGCGTGCGTTAGCCGCCGCCTGCTCCGCCTGCAGCCCTGTGTTGAATAGGTTGAGGCCCTGGTTCTGGATACCGGCCTGCCCCTGCAGCGCTGACAGCGCGTTCTGCAGCCACGACGCCTGTACCTGCTGCGGGAATAGGGCCGCAGTCTGCTGGTTGGCGAAGTTCTGCTGGTTGCGCTGGTACCCGATGTCGTTCATCAGGATGCTGTTGCCCAGACGCTGCTGGTTGACGTCCCCGAACATGCCAGAGGTCTGCGCGAAGCGCCCGAAGGCACTCTGCAGCAGCTGGTCGTTCAGCCCCTGTACGCCGCCGCCGATGCCGGCAAGGCCCTGCGACAGGCCAAGGGCGTTCTGCTGCGTGCTACGCGCCTCCTGGGCTGACGCTAGCTGGCGCGACAGGTCGGCCTGTCCAAGCCCCCGGGCAAACGCTTCGGTCTGTAGGGCACCGCCAGACGTGCCCAGACGGCCAGTGGCGAACTGGTTGTTCTGGAGGCTGTCGAACTGGCGCTGCTCGAACGGCTGGGCCTGCTGGCGCAGCTGTGACAGGGTGTTGGCCTGTACGTCTGAGAAGCCCTGAGAGGCCGCTACAGCCTGGTCAGCGGCTCCACGGAACGCCGTAGAGGCTAGGCCTCCGCCCACGCCCTGGAAGCCCTGCACGCCCTGTAGCGTGTTGCCGAATAGCCCCTGTAGGCTGTTCGCCTGCATGTTGATGCCGGCCTGGGATGGGTCCTGCGGCAAGCCGCCCCCTGCGTACCAGTTGCCGATGTTCAGGGCCTGGTTGAAGCCCCCCATCTGGCTAGCCGGGTTCTGGGCCGCGCCAAGCGCCCCACCGGAAAGCCCCAGCAGGTTCTGCTGCTGGCTGTCCAGCGCCCCGAAGTTGATACCGCCCTGCCCGTTCTGGTAGTTGGCAGACATGCCGTTTCCGCCAGTAAAGGTGAACGGGTTAAGCTGCGTTGTCGAGCGGTCCAGCGCCTGCTGCTGCATGCGTGACTGGTCACGCGCTGCGCGCACGCCGCTGACCGCGCTACCTACGCCAGCGGCTGCGCCGGCTACTGTGGCAATGGTCGTAATTGAACTCATTAGAGCGCCTTCATGTATGCTGTCTCGGTCAATCGGTACCCGCTGCGCTCGTAGAGCGCTCCCAGGCGGGCTGCATCTGGGGTGTTAAGAGTCATCATGGTGCAGAACTTGTGCCCTGTTGACTTGGCTTGCGCCTCGAAGGCGCGCACAAGGCGCAGCCCTAGCGAACCGTGTCTGTGCTCCGGAGATAGCCACCAGGCTAGCTCTACAGCAATGCGCATGTTGGGGTCATACCACTGCGTCACGCTCATGCCCACCAGAGCCCCGGCCACGGTGCTGTCAACGTCTGCGACGATCAGCAGCCCCGAATCCGAGCTTGCATCGAAGACCTTGCGCAATGTAGCCGGGTCGGCCGTGCCGCCGAACGGCGAGAAGTCCGCGAAGTCCTGCCCCAGAGGGAACAGGGCCGCGTAGTCGGACTCTCTGCCGAGTCTAACGGTAGCCATCGGACAGCTTGCCGTTGAAGAACATAGTCAGCACAAGTCGGCCGTCCTTGACGTCCGAGCCGAACCCTTCGGTCGGCAGCGCACAGTGCATGGCGCGGCTGTCAAACACCAGCGCACGGTTGCGCTTCATCTGCACGAAGTGCGTCTGGTCCCACAGGGACAGGTCGCGCTGGTCGCGAGCCCAGACCTCGATGCCCTCCTGCGTAGTCGGGTGCATGTACATGCCTGTCTCTTTGTGCTGGTAGAAGCCTGTGCCGGCTCCCTCCTGCTCGGACAGGTACGCAAGTAGCGTATACTGGCCGGTCATGTAGTCCGTATGCACGTAGTGTGGGGCACGCGGCCCAGGCACCGACAGACGGAAGAACGATAGCACAGGCTCTACTTCGGAAAAGCCAAGATGTCGTAGCTTGGCTACGATAGACTGCACAAGCCCGGACGGTAGGTTCTTGGCAATGCCAGGATACTCCGTGTTGTCCGCAGGGTATACCTCAGTGCGGTACGTCAGCTTGCGCGCAACGTCCTCTACGTTGGCGAACTTCGTGAAGAAGCTGTCTACGACCCTCGCTGGAAGTACGACGTTATCGCAAACGCCATCAAGCCGCTCACTGCGCTTACTAGTCCCATTACGCCCCATGCTGCCCCTCTCCCGAAAGTCATGCTAGAACTTAGGTGTTTTACGATGCCGGACAACTCTTCGATTGTCGACGACAAGTGCTCCATGCTGGTCACTAGTGCGGCGTTTGCCACTCTTAGGTCGCTTACGTCGCGCTCTAGCGTGTGGATTCTATCTGCTTCTGCCACGGCTTAATCCAGCTGCACCAGTTCGAGGTAGCTGCCCTCGAAGATAGTGATGTTCGTCGCGTCAGACACTACCTGCGCCCACTGCAGGGCGAGCGTGCCGCCCGTGGTCACGTTGGCACGGAAGAACGACTCTACGTGTGCCACGCCAACGGCCCCAGCTGCTGGGGTCTGCAGGTCGGCGCTATTCCATGTATCCGTACGTACGCCGTGCGGCGTAGCCGTAGCGGCCAGGGTCTGCACCAGCGAGCCGAACGCTCCGCTACCAGGCACCTGGCTAAAGTTAAGCCGCAGCTTCATCTGCGGTACAGTGCCGGCAGTGATGCGCAGCGCGCCGCGCAGCGCGTAGCGTCTGTCAGCAACCAGCGTAAACCCTGCCAAGTGCGGGTCGTCTGCCAGGGTAATAGTCGAAGCCCGCAGCGTGTCGGCAGTCTTCGTTCTGCGCTGTGTAGAGCCGGCAAACTGGCCGTTAAGGATAGCGTCTGCCACGCGGAGCGGCGTCATTAGCACTACGTTGGACGTACCAGCGCGGGCCTGGGCCTGCGACGCAAGGTCGACGCTGTCGTACTTAGTTACGATGGCATCAGAAATGGCGTCCAGTTCAACGTCAATCTCTGTACCTTCGATGCGCTTGTTAGGGTCTCCAGTAGTCAGCGCGTCCTTTGGGCCGAAGAACACTGTCTGTGCGTAGTCACTCATTATGCTAGCCGTCCAATCTTTACGAAAAGTTCCTGCTGCTGAATAGCGAACTCAGAGCTTACGTTGACCGACAGGCCTACTCTGTAGTACTGCCCTCTGTCGCGTGCTGGCACCTTTAGGATGCTCAGGTTGATGCCGCTACCCCACTCGCCAAGGCCGTACTCCGCCACGTTCCACTCGCTGCCGGCAGTACCTGCAATGGTACGCGTAATGCTGTTTTCTACTTCGCTAAAGTCCGTAGCCCACTTAAAGGTCACGACAGCACCGGCGCGAACAAACAGAATAGCGCCCAGGCGCTTTAGCATCTTTAGCCGGTTAGCGAAGTCTTCGCCTAGGTCAAGCCACGGGCTCTTGTACTCGAAAGTAAAATCGACACCTAGGTCGTTGTCGCCCAGATAGCGCCCAACTACGCCGCCGCTGATAGACAGCAGCAGGGCGTTGCTTCTGCGCGAGTACAGGGCGGTAGGGGCGATGCCCCAGGTAGTCACTATGCTGCACTCGTCGCCGTCAACGTCGCGGTATCTTTTGCGCTGGTCGAGCACCCAGGTAACGCCAGCTTCTGGGAACGACAGCAGGTAGAAGCCGTATAGCTCGTTGTACGAGCTACGGATGCCTGCTGGGTTTTCGGTAGTAAGCTTCGTCACAAGCTCGTCGCGAACGTACTTAGTCAGGTTCGAGATTGGCGAACTACGTTCGTTCTGCAGTCGCTTGAGGCTCTGCACGCCAACACCGGACAGGAACAGCAAGTCGGCCTCGCCAACGGCCTGCACAGAGTGCTGGCTGACGCAGCCTACTCCACCGATAATATCAGATACATATAGATTGTCAGGATCAATACCCAGAGCAGTACCACGGCCATCAACAAAAAACACAACATGGTTTGTTCCGAAGACGATCAGCGCTCCGTTAAAGCCTACAATCGCCGTGATCGTGTCAGTGCCCTGCGTCCAGATGTTGCGCATGTCGATGATGCCTGCACCGCCTGCATCCCACGCGGACTCGTCCAGTAGGCCGCTGTACTTGATCGTTGTGCGGTCTAGGTCGGCCTGCCAGATACGGCCAAAGGCCGCTGTGCCCACGCCGCCCTGCGGCGCAACGCCCGATGTCTCCGCTACCGGCGCGAAGGTGCCGGCACCAGTAAACACTATGGCCTTCTGGCCTTCCTGGAACCCAACAAGCTTGTTGTTGAAGTTCTGGAACCACCAGTTGCCGCTAGCGTCAGTAACGGACCCGCTAATGTCGTTGCCGACAGGATCGGTAACAGACGACGCAATGCCGCCGTCCCAGGCGACAATCGGCACTACAGCCCCGTCTGCAGCTGCGTACTCAAACAGCGTGCGCACTACAGGCGTGCCCGCGATGGCCGTACCAGTCAGACGAAGCACGCCCTTGCGAGCCGCCAGACGCCCGCTGGCGTCGATCACGGCGTTAGACGCCATCGTAGCGTACTCCTGCCCCAGCAGAGCGTTGCCCTGCGATAGGTTCAGCCCACGGAAGCCAGGAGCGACAAGGTCGACTGGCTGCAGTGTCTGGTCAGGCGGTGTTCGTGCTAGTGACGGCATTAGGCTGATGTCAGTTCGTAGCCGCCCTGTTCGGCAGCATCGCGAGAAATGGCGTTGTCCAGCGCGGTACGGAATCGGTCTTCCGTGAAGATACCTGATACGCCCTGCTGCTCGCCGCGCTCCATTAGCGCGTACCAAGTCGTGCCCATTTCAACTGGCGTTACAGGCACCTGTAGCACGGTTGCCATGTCAGCAGCTTCAAGCCGCGCCTGCGGTATGATGAGGCTTACCTGGATTGTGCGGGCAGCCGCTGGAGTTGGGTATACTCGCAGGCGCAAATTGCCTGCCGTCCCGTTGTCTAGCACAAAGGCGCAGGGAGCCACAGCCGTCTGGGTGTCGATAGTGTCCATGTAGATCATGCGCGCATGATCCACTTCGTGCAGAGGAATGGGGTTAGCCGGGTCTGTCACGTCAAACACTAGAGGAATCTCACGTCCCTCCCGCGAGTCCTGGATGCGGATAAGGCGGCTGCGCTCGTTAGCCCCGCTGACTGCAGCAGAGCTAGCTCCGCCAGCAATCGTAACAGTAACCGTCTGGTGCAGCGAGCGCCAGTTGTGCGCGTCCTCTACCTCCTCCTTAATCTGGTTAAGGAATGTCAGTATCTGCAGCTGGTACGTGTCTGTCAGCGTGGTTACGCTGCCGGCAATCTCAGCTTCGCCAATAGTGCGCAGCACACGGTTTAGCGCGGAGCGTACGTTAATAGACATGCGATATCCTAGTCCAGTGAGTAAGTAACGGCAAAGCCGTAGTTGACACCCTTTGTGCCGGATGCAGAAAATAGTCCGCTGCCTACAACCGTCGTGATGTCCAGCGTCAGCACGCCAGTTGTCTCGACGCGCAGCATGGTAGGCTGTCCTATGTAGTTGCTGTTGTCGAACACGCTGTCCATTGTTACTCGCTGCAGACGCGCAGGCCACAGGTCAACCGGCAACCCAGTAATGGTGCAGGCCGTAGAGTTACTTGTGCCAGTTAGCTGGTCGCAATGCAGGAACACGAGGCTGCCTACTCGCGTGTAGCGAATGGTCGTCGTGACTGTGCCGACCACGCCAGTAAGCGTCGCGGTAAATGTCCCGCTTGTCGTGCCGCCTCCGGCACTGCCGTCAAAAAACGTGACAACTACGACAACGCCGCTGCCGCCGCTGCCTCCCGCTCCTGATGCGTTAGCCGGGTTGTTGCCGCAGTAGCCGCCACCGCCAGCGCCGCCGCCACCAGGAGCGCCTCCTGCGCCGCCCGCGCCAGCAGACACGCCGCTTCCGCTGGTGCCGTTGCCGCCGCCACCACCGCCACCACCGACAAAGTGCTGCGTGTTGGCAACGCCAGCTGTGCCGGTTGCCCCTGTCAGGCCGGCCGCACCATCTACGTTCATGGTGTCGTCGTAGATGTCGAACTGAATGTCGCTGGCGCGGCCGCCAGGCCGCGCTACGTTGGCAGTCGTAGTTGCCCCACCACCACCGCCGCCGCCTCCGCACGCAAAGCGTGGGTCGGTGCCGGCCGTGTTATTCGCGCCTTGTCCCGAAGTGTTCTGCCCGCTGCCCCCGGCTAGCCCATCAGTGATGCTGCCACGGCCAATGGTACCCGCAGAGCCAGAGCCTGTAAGGCCTCCGCCGCCGCCCTGCCCACCAGTCGCGGCTACGAGCGCGCCGAAGCGGCTTGATCCGCCGTCTCCGCCGCCCGCACCGTTTGTGTCCGTGTTACCTGCGCGTGCCGCGCCGCCTGCCCCCGGAGCACCTACGGTCACGGCCACCGTGTCAGGCAGGCCAGAGGTGGCAAAGAATGCTTCGGATCGCCCAGCGCCGCCGCCGCCACCGCCGCCCGCTGCGTTGCCGGAAATGGACGCGCGACCGCTGCCACCACCGCCTCCGCCGCCGACGCAATATGCGTAAACAAGCTGGGCGCCCGGCGGCTTTTCCCAGGTGTCATCGGCGGTAAACACCTGCACATCCGCGTTACCGCTGCCGCCAGCAAGCGTAGCCCACACAGGAGCGCCGGATGCAACAGTCAGCACCTGCGCCTCGCTGCCGATGCCTAGCCGTGCGAGCGCGCCTGCTGCGCGTGTCAGCAGATCACCGTTAGTTGTCAGAACGGCGTCAACGTCTGTGCCGCCGCCGCCAGTGGCTACGCCAGGCACGAATTTCTGCTGCGCCTCGTCCCACACTAGTGTCTCGCCGTCTTCAATGGCGGCGATGTCGACGTCGCGCAGGTCAGCAACCTCGTGGTTGTGCTTTAGCAGCGGGTATCTACGCTCAATACTCATGCGAACCTTTCTTGATATTCACTACCCAGTGAACAATGAACATTAAGAAAGGCTAGGGGGCCGAAGCCCCCCAGCCAGTTTCACTATTTGGTATTAACCGTCAGTGAACGCGACCGGCACAACGATCGGGATGATCGACGTGCTACGCACGCCCTTCACACCGTAGATCATGTCCGCAGTCATCAGCGAAGCCAGGAATTCCTGCTTGTACTGTTCCTGCACACGTACGCCCAGCTGCTCTACGAGCACCAGCGCATCGCGCTGGAAGAACAGAGCTAGCTGCTGGTCGTTGTTTGTGCCCGCGTCTTCAACGAGCGGCATCTGGGATGTTACGAACACATCCACGCCGTACACGTTGCCGACAAGGCCGTTGCGGATGGTGTTGCCCGCACCCACTTCACCAGTGAACGACTGGTTCGTGAATCGCGCAATACCCATCATGTCCGCCTTTGTTACAGGCGGCACAACCAGCACGCGTCCGGCCATCGGCGCATCCACGTCGTCAAGACGGCGGATGAATCGACGGATACCGAGGTCGTTCAAGTCGACCGCGTTGCCGGCGTTGGCGCTGGCTGTCGGTGTCCACGCCGCCGAGTCGTCACCGATTCGGGCGTTTGTGAACGTCGACGTGCTGTCGATTTCGCCAGTTACGGCTTCTTCGACAATCGTACCACCACCGTTACCGAAAGCCGCAGCTTCGATAATTAGGTCGTAGTCCGTACGACGAGCTAGCGAGTAGCCCGCGTCGTCTGTGTAGAAGCGACGCAGCGATTCCAGGGCCTGAACGTCGACAATGTCTTCGATCAGTCGGCTGTATTCGCGGTGACGGTTGATGTTGATAGTGATACCAGCATCAGCGCCGTGCTGAATCAGGTTAACCTGAGTTTCAGCCACCTTCGCGCTGCTTACGCCGCGAGTCGGTGTTGGGATACGAATGCTGTCGCCCTTCTTACCCTTGTGGTTCAGCTTGCGAACCAGGTTCGCCATAACAAGGTTGGCCTTGTAGCCGGCAATAACTTCGTCGCTCCACAGCGACGGAATGAAGTTGGGAACTTCACTCTTAATGATGTGATCTGTGCCTAGTGGCATGGTCTCTTATTCCTGTGTGTGTAGTTGGAGAGTGTAGGTTACTTGACGCGGCCCTGCGCGTACGCTAGCAGGATTTCGGCCTGGAAGCCTGGGTCTTCGTAGACCTGCGGCTTTTCCATCTTCAATCTGATTAGGTCTGCACGGCGGTAAACCTTGCCCGTGGGAGCGGCGGCGTCGTTGCCGCTACCACCTTCCAGGCTGGCCTTGCGAGCTCCCTCTGTATCGGCCTTCTGCTGTGTAGCAGAGGACGCGGCAGCAGGACGCATCGCCTTCCAGTCTGAAAGTAGCTCGTCTGCTGCGCCCCAGTCACCGCTGTACGCCTGCTGTGCAAGGCGCGAACGGTACGGAGACTTCTGCAGATAGGCCTGGAACTCCGAACTTTCGGCAATGCTCTGATAGTCAGAGTGCTTTGCCATGAACGTCTGCTGTGCAAGAGAGGCCTCTAGCTGCGCTACGCGCTGCAGGGTGGCTTGCTCCCGTGCCTGGAAGGCAGAGTCAAAGTACGTGTCTAGGGCTTCGGTTGGCTTTTCAAGCAGTTCTGACGCGGACACTGTAACCTTCTTACGTGCCGGGTCGTTGCTTACAAGGTCGTCTGAGCGCTTAAGGTCCAGAAGACGGTCAGTCAACTTTCGCTGAGTGCCAAGGTCGTTTGCCATGCGCCCGTAGGCGCTGTGCAAGTCCTGGTACATCTGCGCGATTTCCTGTGGAGACTTGCCCTTAAACTTGTCAGGCAGGCCATCGTCAGAGTTGTTCTGCTGCGTTTCCTTGTCTCCGCCAGGCTTCTGCTCTTCGGCAGGCTTTGCTGTTGACGCGTCGCGCAGATCGGCTTCTAGCTGGGCAAGATTGCCCACATCGTTCTTCACATCGACCAAAGATACCATACATCGCTCCTTACCGCCCACAAGGGGTTACGGTGTTTAGGTTTATAGAGGGTCGCGGGCCAACTCGTAGTGACCGGGGCCATAGTCCCCGTGTCGCTCGTATGAGCGGTCTTCGATTGCCTTCTTCTCGCGGTGAATTCGGTCAAAATGCGCGATGCTTTCTGGTCCGGCAGAGCCGGATAGGGCCATCGCGGTACGGTCGATCCGAACCGGCGAGATAACTCTGTTAGCAGTGTGTCCGCATAGGACGCAGGGCAGGTTACCCGTTAGGGGCTGCACCAGGTCCTCAAAGACGTGCTGACAGTTTGTGCAACGAAAATCGAACATCATGAGCTTGGACATCAGTCGTTACTCAAAATCTTCAACGCTCGTTGCACTGTTTACTGCTGCCTCGCGTGCTTGCGCGGCTAGCTCCGTAAATTCGTTTTCAGTCGTCTCGGCTAGCGTGCCGAGCTTGTAGAAGGCAAGCCGCTGGCCTACAGCCACGCGGTTCTCCTCCCAGGTGTTAACGGTAGCGCAGCGTAGCGACGCCTCGTCGAAGTTGAGGCGTGCCCACTGCATGACTAGCTCCCAGCCCTCAGAGCCGAAAAGCCGGTCTAGCTTCGCGTACTTGTCCTTCTGCTCTGCCGACAAGTGTTGCAGTAGTTCCATATCCATAGGCTCTCCTCCTATTGGTTATTTCTTAGCAGCTTCTGATTGCTTGATCTTTAGCTGCTTCTCTTGAAGTTCTAGTCGCTTAAACGCGATCTGATTCTGTTCTGCGAAGGCGGCGACTTCCTGCTGCTGCAGGCCAATGCGCTGCTGCTCCTGCAGAATCTGGTCGTCGGCAACGTCGGCCTTGCGGATCGACAGCTGCGCGTCGGCAAGCGTCTTGCGAATCTGCGCAATGGTTAGCTGGTTTTCAAGCAGCACACCCTGCGCCTTGCCTAGCTCGGCTTCGTACAGGACTTCCTGCATCTTCTTGGCCTTCTCCTGCTCTTCTGGCGGAGGCGGCTGCAGGGCCGCGTTCACGGCCTTCGTGATTTCCAGCTTGTTGTTGACAGCTGAGTTCTCGATAATGCCCTGCGCAACGGCCAGGCTTACACCTGGGAACTGCTCAGGAAGCATCGCCATCAGCTGCGTAAGCTGCACGCTCTGCAGTTCACGAGCAATGATGCCCATAGTCGCACGAGCGCGGAACTTGTAGTCACGCGGGTAGCGTTCTGGGTCGAACTGCATGTAGCGCCACACGGCCTTCTCGACCATAGGCACGACGAGATTGCGGTCTACGTTTGCGATAGCGCGCTTCGCACGCTTCACGTAGGCACCCATCATCATGCTGTTCGACGACGCGCCGTTGGCCCCCGACTGGCTCTGGCTGTTAAGCGCAGCCCCGGTGTCGAAGGCACCAGTGCCCATCTGCACCATGCGTTCCATTTCCTGCGCCTGGTTGAAGGTCGCAGGGTTCAGGTCGCCCAGTGTGATAGGCTGCAGCACTTCGCTAGGGTTGCCCTGCGTCAGCCAGACCTTGCCCGGCTTGACTTCGAGCTTGAAGCCACGCGGCACACGGCCGCTGTCGACGCCAAGCATAGGCGAGCTAATAAAGCCTAGCGCGTCGATACGTGCACGGATTTCGGCGTCAAGCGCCTTCTGCGGGTTGTAGCCCTTTTCGGCCACACCGCGACCCCAGAAGCGGCCAGGAACCTTCTCGAACTGGAACGCGATGATAGAGCGGTCCGTCATCACGAACGGGTTGACCATGGCGCGTAGCAGCACGGTACCGTTAGCGATAGTCACGATGGCCTCGACTAGCGCTCCGTTAGCCCCTGTGTCAGGTTCTGCGGCCAGCACGTCATCCAGCGCGGTCGTCTTTTCCATCACCGCCGTAAGCATGCGAAGAGGGACCTTGCCGTGGTACTCCACGATGTCCACCAACTCAGAGGCTTCCGGAGTCGTTGACGACTGCGGGTCCTGGCGGTCAATGTCCGGGTTGTCCGGGCGCTTCACTCCAGAGATAGTGTCTAGCGCGTCCTTGCGGTACGTGCCCTGCTCGATGCGCTCCAGCACTACGTGCTTAGGGCGGCTCACTCGGTGAGCGCAGCCCAGCATTTCCGCAATGGTACGGCCGGCAGGGTCAGGGATGAACTCGTCAGGACGGATGGACTCTACGGCCACGACTACCTGATCGCGTTCCTTCGCGGCGGCAGAGCCAGTGCGTTCGTCTCGGTACAGCGACTTGGCCTTTGTGACCGTCGTGTTGATCTTGACGATGCCCGTGCCGAAGATGGCAGCGTTCAGCACGGCTTCCGAGCAGGCGTCCTTAACGCCCGCGCAGTCGAAGTCTTCCAGAAGCTGGTCGCGCACGATGAGCGCGTCGACCTTGTCTTCGTCCTTGATGTCGTCCGTGATGTCCAGCCAGACGTCGCGAGAGAACAGACCTTCGTCGATTTCCGACACGGTCATTTCGATGGCCTGCGACAGCGCCGGAGCAATCAGGCGCGAGCGCTCAGACAGCCGGTTACGATCCTCGTCTGCCCACTGTCCGCGCCACATGCGCCAGTATTCCGCCCACTTGGCCTGGTAGCCCTGGTTACGGTGCTGCTCCCACTTGCGCGTGCGGTCAGCTACCCACGACACGAGTTCAGCACCGGGCTGCACCATGCGCGCCTTCTGCGCGCTGGCGCTATCCGGGTCATCGACCAGAATGCTGTTACCCTGTGTGTAAGCAAGACTCATTCGTTAGTATCCAGATTCCAGGTCAAGCGGTTGCCATTCGGTGATTTCGCTCTCGTCCATGTACGAGACGGTAGCCATTTGGTCTGTGTACGCCAAAGCGTCAAGACCGTCGTCGTGAGCAAGCGGGTCTGGAAAGTCCGCAGCCTGATCCAGGAACCAGCTGTTCCAGTCGCCCTTTACCAGCCGGATGCGCTGGCGTTCGGCGCGACCTTGCAGCGCCCAGGCTATACGATCAGTCTTCTTCTGCTGATTGTGCATCAGCGGCTCGACGTTGATGTAGCGCTGGTACTCTCGCATGTAGTCTTCGAGGTACGGACCTACAGCGTTCTTGAGCGCGCCAGACTCAATGCCCAGGCGTGCGCCTGAGTACTTGCGGCACGCTAGCACGATCTGCAGGGCGGTCTCGCGGACGTCCCAGCGTCCATGCACAATGTCCAGTACGTTCCAGTGGTCAGGCGTCACGTACGTAGTACAGATAGCCGTCTCGTCGGTACGCAGTATCTTGTTGCCGGCTTCCTTCGAGAAGCCAGCCAAGTCTACCGTAATGTAGATGCTGCCCTCGTTAAAGCTGCCGATGCCAGGTATGATCGGGAACCATTCGGCTTTTAGGACCTTCTGGCCTCCGCTGATGAAGCTGGCCTCGATTTCCTGCTTGATGACTTCGCGGCTCTTGTTGCCGCCAGTCAGCATGCGCTTCTTTTCCTTTTCGCTTAGAAAAGGATTGTCGAATGACTGGAAGTGAAACGCCTCCCAATCTGCCCAATTGCTGTTATCGCCAGTCTGCCCGTTGATAGGCTTCTCTAGCGCACCCATAAACAGCTTGTAGAAGTGGTTTTTGCCCTTCGGCGTTCCGATGAATAGGGCGGAACCTTCGACGTCGATGAGCGCAGGGTCGATAATCTCTTCCCATACGTTCGCCTTCATGTCGGCGTACTCGTCGAGTACGACATACGACAGCGCGATACCTCGCAGACTGTCTGGGTTGTCCGCACCCTTAATGTAGATGCGGCGACCACCTACGACTTCGATCCAGCCGTCGTTGGTGTTTTCGTTTACGATGTAGCCGCCACGCGAGGCGTATCCTAGGATCGCTCGCAGCTTGGGCCACATGACGCGCTTCGCCTGGTCAAAGGTTGGCGCGATGTAGTACACGCCGTGCTCCGGCGTGAGTGAGTAGCCGGCTTCGTTGCGGTTGCGCATGGCCTCAATGCCAAGCACAACGGCGGCGTAGTGACTCTTACCGAAGCGGCGACCGGCCGCTACTACCTTGAATCTGGCGGGGCTGTTGTACACAGCCGCCTGCCCAGGATGCAGGCTAATCTCGAACGTACGGGCTGTCATTTAGCTCCCCTAAACGACAAGACACGACTAACAGCCTAGTAGCCGTTAGCCGCGTCTGTGCTCTGCCGCTGTCGGCCGCTGCTCATGTCGTTGATTTCCTGCTCCAAGCGTCGCTGGCGCTGCCGCACAGCGCGGGGCGCGGTAGCGTCAATGATAGCGTTGCCCGCGTCCTTGAGTGCCCCTGTGATGCCAGGGGACACTTCTCGACGGTAGCGCGGCTTTGGCTTGTCAGCCATTAGGTGCTACCCTTGGGGCGCGACGTTGTCTGGTTGTCGGACTGGCCGGTCTTGCCTAGGAAGGCGGGCGGCTGGTGGAGACGGCCAGAAGGAGCCTTGCCTACGACGTTACCGCCTGACGAGTCCTGTGTGCGCGTCTGGTTGCTTGGTACTGCGCCTGTTGACATTTACTTAACCTCTGTGAATTCGGCCTCTTCGGCCTCAATGATTGACGGCTGTTTGCCGGCTGCAAACGTGGCGTTCTTGATGACGATTGTCACGCCTCCCTCCCCACTGTCGACTTCGTCCGAGTCGCGTGCGTTCGAGACGCACTTATCGAGCAGCAGCTTGGCGGCAGGGACGCTCCCCTCTTCCGCAAGCTCTACGAGCTTGTCTACGATCCGTGTGATCTTGCCGACCGTCATGCTCTGACGTACGGCGAGTTCCAGTTCCTGCTTGTGGGCAGTAATGGCGTTCTTAACGCCCTTCCCTCGGCCGTGCGGGTTACCCGACACGCCTTGCACGAACTGCCCAGCCTCGTTACGCACAGCCGGGCGGGGTGCCTCTACGGCTGCAGCCTGTGCGGCTTTCGCAGCCTTTGAATTACGCGCCAACGTAGTACGACACGTTCACGCGGCTTAGAACCGCCGCGCCCGCAGCAGCCGCCACGATTGTTGTGGCGGTGTTGGCTGCAAGAGACTTGAGCGGTGCGGTAGGCGTGTAGTTTACGTCTCGTTCCGTTCCGCCCGCGATAATGTTGTTGCCAACAGACCACGCAGGGGAGCCAGGAAGGTTAGTCGACGTGTGGATCAGCGTGGCCGTACCAGCTAGCGCGGCTGTGGCGTTTCGCGTGATTTCGATAGACGTGATGTAGTGAAACAGGCTAGGGCCGGCTGCTGGCAGCGTAGCTGTTACGGCAGTGTTGGCCGCACCTGTAGCTGTAACGTGAAGCGTGGCAGGAATCTGGCGTCCGTAGAGGATCTTGTCCGCGACTGTTGCGCGGCTAGAAACCGTGATGTTGCCAGACGTGTAAGCCGAGACACGAAGGCGGACGCGGCGCAGGCCTGCGCAGTCTACCGTGTAGTACCCGGAGTGCGTAGTTGCTACTACAACCTGCCCGACGTACTGTTCGGCTACCGCTGCAGCGGCCAGCAGCTGGAAGTTGGCCCACATCGGAATGGCAAAGTAGTTGGTACCGTCGACGGTACCTTCCGCCACGTACGTAAGCGCGCCGGCAGCTGTACGAACGTCAAACGCGGCAGTGAGCTTGCCCTGTACGTCCATCAAGGTTTCGGCGTTCAGCGCACCTAGAACCGCGCTGATCGGGCGGCCGTCGGTGACCGTTTCGCCCGTTATCGTGTCAATCGACCCTACAAAGGGATTACCACGCGGGTCAATAAGTACAGCCATTATGCAGTTACCAGGTAGTTAATTTTGATCGCGCCACCCATCGGCTGGCGGTCGTTTGTGGGCGTTACTAGCAGGCGGAACGAGCCTGTTGCGGGAATGGCCGAAAACACGACAGGCTCTTCCGGCGTATTCTCGTCAGAGTCGAGAACTGTGCCCCAGCCAATGACGATCTTCGACGTTGCCGTTACGGCGGCGTCCGTCACTGTCACTTTGCGTGTGCCAAACCCGTACGGTAGCGTTGCGGTTACAGCAGTAAGGGATGCGCCGCCTCCGCCACCACCAGGAGGCGCGGCAAACGTGCCGTCCGCTCTCAAGAAGTTGGTAGTTCCACCACCGGAAGGAGGCACAAGGCCTGCCTCAGATGACGTGAACAGCGGCAGGGTTACGTCTGTGCCTGTGTCGCTAGCCAGCACACGCGTCGCGGCTGTGTACGTCAGGTTAGTGATACCAGGAGGTAGAGCCCACGCGCCGTCAGCGCGCAGGAAGTTTGACGTACCGCCTCCTGTAGCTGGCGCAAGCCCGGCGTTGGCGCTGCTTACCAGTGGTAGCGTGACGTCCGCGCCAGTGTCGCTCTCAAGGAGGCGAGTGGCTGCGACGTAGCTCAGGTTGGTAGGGGCTCCACCACCGCCTGACGTCAGAAAGAACAAGCCCGACATTAGTAGGCCGGCTCGACAGTGTACGCTAGCATACCGTTTAGGTCGCTTGCAGTGGCGTTGTTAAGCACCAAAGCCTCGCCTGGCAGCGTGGTAAACCACGGAGCCTGCCCTACGTCCAGCACAAACGCGGCACCTGACGGAATGGGCAGGTTGCCTGATAGCGAGTTGGCAGCACCAGACTTCCAGCGGAATTCGGTAGCAACAGTTGCTACGACGAACACGCGCCACATCTTGATGACCTTGCCCGCTTCCGCAGGCACAAGCGTGAAATCACCCGATCCGGTCGTGTCGATAGGCACGCCGACGAGTGGGTACGTTGTGTCTCCGTATGTAACCGCAGTAGGAAGCCCCATTAGGCAAGCCGATACGGCTTAACCGCGTCGCGCAGGGCCTGGCGCTGCTCCTTGAGCATTCGCGCAGCCTTGGCAGCTGGCGACTTCTCGCGCTGCCGGTTAATCAACCACTGGACGCCTAGCGTCGTGGCGACAGTTACAACTACGAGCGTTGCCGCAGCAAGAACGTCAAACATGCGGTACTACCTATTAGTGGAGCGGAATACGGGAATCGAACCCGTCTATGCCTCGTTGGCAACGATGCCGGTCGCCTTGACCAACTCCGCGAATTGGCTGTCACGCTAGGAATCGAACCTAGCTCGCATCCGTTAACAGCGGAGCCGCACACCTTGTGCGTTCATGACAATAAGATGGATGATCCTCTACGACTCGCACGTAGATTCCCAGGGTCAAAGCCTGGCGTCCTACTATTAGACGAAGGATCAAAAGTGGTACCCTGTGTCAGGATCGAACTGACTCATGCAGCCTTGTAAGAGCCGCTGCCGTCCAACGGCCAAGGCATACAGCATTTAGTGCGTATTTCAAAAATACGTACTACACTGCGTAATGGAGCGGATAGAGGGAATCGAACCCTCTCTGCACAGGGTGGAAACCTGGCGGCACGCCTCGTGCGTACCCGCGACAAGTGGCGGATGGCTGTGTACTCGAAACACAGACCCCGAAGGGTCCAGTTCGGTTAGCAACCGGCTCCCAGCCCTGCTGGGTTAGCCATCCATGATTGGTGCCGCCTGCCTCGACTTGCACGGGCCGTCTGCCGCTTACAAGGCGGCTGCATCGCTATCAATGCTTAGGGGGCGAAAGTGGTACCAGAGTCAGGAACTGCCCCTGCATCCCTCGGTTATCAGCCGAGCGCTCTTCTACTTGAGCTACACTGGTGTTGAATTGGTCAGCCCGGCAGGACTCGAACCTGCATGTACCTGGTTCCAAGCCAGGACGATTGCCCTTTCTCGTAACAGGCTGATGGCGGGCATTTAACGCATGCCCATGCGCAGGGATATTACGCCACACCTGCCCGGGCGATTGGAGCATGTAGGGGCGCTGCCTGGGGCAAGCGACTCGTCTCGCAATTCAAAGTCCCGATTAGCGCCTCGTGACTACGGCGGACCTCGGGCGTTGGTTGGGCTTTCGCCTGACTCGGCCCTAGTTTGGTAGCGGAAGCTGGTAACGATCCAGCCTTGGCCGGGTTATGAGCCCGGAGCGAATCCATCTTCGCACATTCCGCTATAAAGTGGTCGACATGGTAGGAGTTGCACCTACAAGCCCCTAGGTTTGAGCTAGGGAGGTCTGCTATTCCCATCACACGTCGAAATTGGTACCCTGCACAGGAGTTGCACCTGTACGACTTGCGTCGCTGCGTTCTAAGCGCAGTGTGTCTGCTGTTCCACCAGCAGGGCATAAAGTGGACACGCAGACAGGGGTCGGACCTGCATGACTGGGGTTGCAATCCAGTGCCTAGCCATTCGGCCACTGCGTGATATTCATTAACTGGTGAAAGACCCGGCCCTGATGCGCATATCCGCCCTGCGGTAGAGGCGTGGCCGGGTGTGTTTCTGGTGGACCGTGTGAGACTCGAACTCACCAAGCTGCAATCTTGCAAGGATTGCCTGGGTGCCCTGCCCACAGCCCGTAATTGGCACACCGTATCGGTGTCGATCCGATCTATTGTGGGTTGAAAGCCCACATGCGTCACCGGACGCAACGGTGCATAGTCTGGTTGGCCCTGTCGGAATCGAACCGACATCACTTCGCTTAAAAGGCGAGTCTCTGTCCCGCTGAGTTAAGGGCCTACATTGGCGATTCGTACGAGAATTGAACTCGTCTCAGAAAGTAGACAGCTTTCCTGCGACACCAGTCGCATCACGAACCATTGTCTGGTCGTCCTGCTCGGACTCGCACCGAGACTGCCCGCTAATCTGGCGGAATACGGCTTATAAGTCCGTCCGTGCTGCTTTACACCACAGGACTAAATTGGTCGGCCCACTGAGTCTCGCACTCAGACATCACTGGGTAAGAGCCAGGTAGGCTGTCTAGTAACCTCCTGGGCCGAATATTGGTGCAGCCTCTAGGTATCGCACCTAGCTTTGCTGGTTTTCAGCCAGCCGCTAATCTGTCTCAGCTAAAGCCGCGAATTGGCACCCACTGTAGGAGTCGAGCCTACGCAGTCGACGTTCGTAGCGTCGCTCCCGAATTCCCTCGGGCAATGGGCATAAATGGCACGCCTAGTAGGATTCAAACCCACGCACTGAGGGGTAGAAGCCCTCTGCTCTGTTCTCTGAGCTATAGGCGTAAAATGGCGGGCCGGAAGCATGCTGGCTAACGCTTTCTGCTGCCCTCGCAGCAGTCCGGGACTAACTCCCGGAAGGCCCAAAATGGCGGATGGCTGATAGAATCGAACTCCAAGCCCCGGAGGACTCCATCGGTTTTCAAGACCGTGGCAGGCCCAGCCTGCATAACCATCCAGAAGACGTACGGTTCTTTTAGTGACCACGGCCCCGTAGGACAATGGAGGGCGAACCGAAAAGCCTGCGCTTGGATGATCCGGCAGGGATCGAACCTGCGTGGGCGACGTTCAGAGCGTCACTGGGATACCAGCAACCCACAGATCAATAGTAGCACTGAGTTGGCAGATTGTCAAGGACTCGAACCTTGCTGCAGAGATTTGGAGGCTCCGCTGCTCCCTGAGCACAACCCATTGTTTGGTGCATCGTCTTGGAGTCGAACCAAGCAGGCCATAAGGCACCAGATTTACAGCCTGGTCAGGGTCCGTCCCTGGCTAACGACACGAAATTTGGGGTGATCGCTGGGTTTTGCTCCCAGTAGGATCGGGTCACGGCCGATGCTGCGTACTAACACCCGACCACCGCAGAAACTGAACTCTAGCACGCCTGGGCGTGCATGTCAAGCCCCGGTTACGGGCGGATCACCGACAGGTAGCTGGGGTAAACACCAGCATCCTTGTACTGATCCTTGTAGGGCTGGTCCCACATAGCGGTCCCGCCGACACTGCTGCCAGCACGGACATCGCGCACAGGCTTAGCGTCACCGCGACCTGTCGCATTGGGATCGCCAGCCTTGCTGTTGTCATCGTCGGTTCTCTGATCGGCCATTTGGTTCGTCCCCCCGGCAGTAGCCGGGTCTCAAGTTAGACTCGGGGTCGCGGGACCCCGTAAGCGTTGCGCTTCGCAAGTTGGTATAGCTGGTCGGCGTAGGACAGAATAGCTGCTAGCTCGTCTGCTGGGGGCCGCGTAGCGAAAGCCCCCATCCGGGACTGCTCGAACTTGCCATCGGCGTTAGGCTTTTCCGCCTTGGCGTAGACAGCAAACTGGTTACCCGCAGTGTTGGGCTGAACCTCGAACCTCATGGCCTCTCCTGCCGTAAAGGGTTTCCTTGCATCCTTCCCAAAGGGAAGGGCAGAATGAGACAGCAAAGCTGTCAAAATGCATGATATTACATAAATTTCATGTAATATTATTCTAATCTCTTACTCTGTTATCGAGTAAAAGCTACGTTTTGTCACACAAAACGTAAAAAATAATTCGTGATTTAAGCTAAGTGACTGATTTTTAACAGAATACGCAGCTACGCTGCTCTGTGTCACGAGACTTAGCCATAAACCACGAAAACTCGTGGTCTCTTACTCGGTTATCAGTACTTTTCATCGTTTTGTTACACTTCTGACAGAATATCGTCCTGCGGACGCTAGATACGGCCTACGGCCTCGTAGGGGATACCATCCCCTACATCCCCTTCCTACTTTAGTCAGCCAATAGAGCCTCGTAGTTCGCTTCGCAGCTACCTGGACTAGCGTCCAGCTGCTTGCGAACAGGTAAAACCGATCATTTTCACTTTTTCACTTGTGAAACAATGACATACTGTTGCTTTTTAGCAACAGCAAACCCTGTACTTTCCAGTTTTTCACTTCTCGCGTGTGAGCTCACATGGAGCAAAATCAATGTTCCCAATTAGGAGGATACCCCCTATGTTACCATAACCTGGCTCGATTATGTTCAATGCACCAGAATGGTGCATGATTATGTCAAATGCACCGAATTGGTGCATAGATTATGCTCGTGTCCATTATGTCAAATGAACATAACAGGCAATGCATTATGTTAATGCACCAAAATGGTGCGAGTCTATGTGACATCTTCATATACGTCATAACCCGCATCCTAGTCATGCATTATGGCACATGGCGCGGGGTATGCATAGCATGGTGCGTTGCACAACATGGTGCATTGCGTCATGGCATGGCGTATGCATGGGTATGCAATGTCTGTGCCATGCCTTGCGGCATGGGTATTGCTAGGCAATTAGCATGCCATCCGCTACGTGGTCATGCTGTGCGATGCATGCTTGACAGCATGCCGGACCATAAGAGAATGCACGCACGGTCAATTCGGCCGGGTAGTGAGTAGCCCCACAATGAGCATACCTAGCAACGCATTGCGCGACGCGGTCGCGCTGTTTGACGAATGCCGCACCTTTGGGCTGTCAGAGCGCAGCGCACGCGAGCAAGCGATCACGCAGTACGCCAAGGATGCGAGCCTGTCACGGATTACAGCGGGCCTTGCTATCGACGCTGCGCTAGCGCGTCGTCACATGACTGCCGAATGGCTCGCGAGTGGGCCGGCGTGACCCGCGTGTCACTGGTGCCGGGCTACATTGCGTTAGTGAGCCTGTCAGGCTTGCTAGCGTTGTCCGTTTGTTTCTACATCACACGGTAAGAGGATCGAAGCATGTTTAGTCAGGAACACATAGCCGCTATGCATTCATTCGTAGAGCATGGCGGTACTAGCAGTTACGTACGCACGCAACTGCGGTTCGCATGGTCATGCGCGCAACTCGTGGACGCATTGCGCGATGCAAACCCAGATTGCGCGGCATTGTCTGATCCGCTGTCGGACGACTTTGCCGCGCTGTTTGATAACGAGACTGACGCGCCGACTGCGCTACTGCGGTCGCTCGTTATTCCGCAGTTCATCCGGGAGCGGGCGCTGTCGGATCACGATGACACGGACTCGCACTTGTTGATACTGCGCGCATTGGCGACGCGCAAGGCCGCACGCTCTGACGCGCGCCAATGGGTAAACGGAGCGCGCGTTAGCGAGGCCGTAGAATCGACTGCCGTACGCCGCTGCGCTGTCGCGCACGGCATGCTCGCGGCGCAATGGCTCGACGCTAACTACGCTGACAGCGTCACGGCGTGCAGTGACTGCGGATCAATGCACTATTCGCTTGCTGGCGGCGACGAACGCGCGCACGACATTGGCGACCCGCTGAGCCTCCGCAGGGTAGAGCCTCCGCACGCTATACCGACGGTCATTTGTCGGCATTGCGATAACAACTACATAAACTTGATTACTGGCGAACGTATCCGGCTCGCGCCCGCGCACCACGTGCGCGCACAGGATACAGGCCGGTATGCTCGCAATGGGTATGCGCGTAACCATTGGCACATGGACACTCGCGGACACCTGTACGAAACGGAAACCGCACGGGATCACGCCGAAGAAGACTACCGGGCGGAAATGGATTCGGACGACTACGGCGGCGACAGCGTCGTGCTGGACTACAACGCAAACCCGTTTGACTATTTCAAATGGCACAAGGCGAACGCACACGATGCGCTAGTGATGGGCGTAGAACTTGAGATGGAATCCGTTGACCAAAACGAGGATCAAGTACGGGAGATTATCGACGCACTAGGCGGTAACGTCTGCGACAACGCGATATTGAAGCATGACGGATCGCTGGATTATGGCGTAGAACTTTGTACTATGCCGTTTACGCTTGACCAACATCGCAAAGAGTTTAACTGGCAGCGACTCACGGCCGTGCACCGTCTCGCGATGTCTGGCACAGGTACTAACAATTGCGGTATGCATGTTCATGTAAACCGCAGCGCGCTAACGGCGCTACAACTCGGCAAAATGCTCGTGTTTATGAATTCGCCCGAACTGCGCACGCTCATAACCGCAGTCGCGCAGCGTCAGGAAAACTCGTATTGCAAGCGCAAGACAAAGAAACTTAGCGACGGCAAATACTTTAGCGACGACAGGTACGATATTCTGAACGTCGGCGTTCGCCGTCCGACAGCGGAATTCCGCTTGTTTAAAGGCAATTTGCGCCCCGAGCGAGTGTTGAAAAATCTTGAATTCGTCCATGCCGTTTGCGTGTACTGCCGCGACGTAAGCATGCGTGACGTTGAGTCGTGGGCTAACTTCTCGCGCTGGCTGATCGCCAAACGTGGGCAATATCCGCAGCTGGTGCGGTTTCTTGCGGAGCGTGGCGTCTTCGGGTTTCGCCAATTGCAAGATAAGGTACTGCGACGCCAGGGCGAACCGCTGGCCGTGCTGACCGACGCCTAATCTGTTTTCACTTCATCGAATAGGAATTTACACCATGTGTTTGATCGCTTACTCACCTACCGGACGCGCAATCCCTGCCGACGTCTTCGAATCCGCCGTTACGCAGAATGAGGATGGCATCGGCGTCATGTCGCTAGACGGCGTCGCGAAGTTCATCGGCCGCAAGTTCAAAAAGCGTGCAAAACGGTACCTGCGTTCGCTGGCGGATGCAGGCCAGCCATACGGCGTACACTGGCGTTACGCTACGCACGGCCGTATCAGCCGCCGCAATACACATCCGCATTTTGTGCCGTCATCCGACGCGGTCGTGATGCACAACGGTGTACTGTCGCTTACCGCTGCGGAAGCTACAGAGGAACTGTCAGACACTGCGCTCTTTTGTGAGCAATACTTGCCATCTGCGCCGGACCATTCCGACAGCGGCTACTACGATTACTGGCGCAAGGTCGCTGACATGATCGGGTACGGTAACAAGTTCCTAGTCATGCACGCGGATACCGGCCGGTTTACGCTCGTTAACGAGGATGCCGGCGAATGGATAGACGGCCTGTGGTACTCCAATACCTACAGCCTGCCGGACTATATGGACCGATGGTCTAACCCGTACTACGGGTCGCGCAAGTTCGGTTACGGCGAAACGTGCGCAGCTACGCCAGTAGCCGCGCCATCGGCGCAAGTTTTCGTCGGCGCGGATGGCCGTCT